TATTCCGAAACGACGCCTATACAGGAATCTTACTGGATTCCGGTTAGGGCACTGGATGTTTGCACCAGGCGAAAAAGCGGCCGTTCGGTCCGCGTCCTCGTGATGCCACCCTACCTTCGTAGCTTATTTCGAAAGTCACGTCAGGTTTCTTCTTTGAGAAGAACCCTTGACGCTATTGCAAAGATCCCAATTAAAGGTAAAACAAAGAATCGGGCTAATGAGCGTTGGTCCTCCCTCACGGGAGCTCTGACGACCACTAACCCTGTCGCGTCTCTTCACATGAAGGGGCGCGACCTTGATTGCCTGCTGAGGCTTTACACGTGGTTCATCCGTTCAATCTCCTATTCGGGGATTGACTGGTTGGACTCGCGTTTGAAGGCTGTGTATGAATACTCTCGTTATTGCGCCGGGGCCCCCCTCAGGGGGACTCCGGCTCCAGAGATCCCTTCGGGGACCCCTGGACTGAGGAGAGATGGGACCTTCAGGGGTCTGCCTTTCTTTAGGTCGACTTCCTGGTGGCCCCTTTACGGGCATGTCCCGGATTCCCCTTCGTGGGAACTCGAGATGCATGCCGCATTCTCCTCCGGCAAACGCGCGATGGGCTTCCCAACCAATGAGAAGAAAATCGCTGCTATACGAAAGTTTGTATCCAGAACGCAGGAAGAAATTCCCATCTCAGATGAGATTCTCGACCAAGCGGAGGACTTTATGTTTGATAAAGTCGTCCGGCGTCTGGATCGCAGCACAATAGCTAGACACATGAAACCCCACATCAGTTACTCATCTTCCTCTTGTCTTGAAGAGAATTATGCGTCTGGTGGTCGGATCTGTTGGTGTGCGAAGAAACTCGCAGCTTTTTCTGAAGATACCCTTTGGTACATTCAGAATGAAGATCTTTATGGACCTTCTGGGAAGCTGCTCATCCGAAAGGATGATCCACTGATCTTCCTTGACGACATAAAAACCCGGTACAACCTCATGGGGGAGCCTATAGCTTTAAGCTATGCTCTCTCAGGGGGTACCGCGAGAGTTATCTGGGGGGATGAAGCCATCCTCCTGGAGCTCTCTGTATGGTTGGCTCACCTTGAGCCAACTATACCGTTTTCTGTCCATCCGCACTCCTACTGGATCGAATGTGATGGAGAGTCTGGTTTCCCTTTAACAAGGGAGAGACCCTACTTCACAACCGACCCCGCAGTTCCTTTGACTATGCGACTTGATACCGTCGACGACGACGGTGCTAAGGCGCGGGTTCTTGGTCTATCCTCAGCAATGTTAGTTCATCTCGGACATCTTCTCCGAACTGTACTGACAGCAATCATGAAGGCTGATCCTACGATTCCGACTATGTCTTCCAAAGGGAAGAAGATTCGGAATCTTCTTGAGCCCCGTGGGACCCTTGACTCCAAGGATCTCACGGCGGCGACTGACACTACGTCTTTCACCTTGTCCAGGAGATTGGCGATGGGGGCGGTTAAGGGGTTGAGACATCTCAACCTCATACCGTCTTGGCTCGACGAGAACATCTATGCTCTCGTCGACCTCCTCATCAGGCCCCAAATCATTCTTGAACCAATTTGGTCTAGGAATGACTTTCCCGGGAAGTTTCCCTTCGTAACGAAGAGATCCATCCCGATGGGCATGCCACACTCCTGGCCACTGCTTAATTTCGATCAACAGTTCCAACTGGAACGGGCGATCAGAATTTGCGGACTTAACACGCGATCTATAGATCGCACGTTTTGTGGTGACGATTCTGCTACTAGCGGCGGAACTCGAGAGCTCTCCGAAACTGTTCGGAGATGTCTCGAGGAAGTCGGATACGTCCTTTCCAAAGGAACGGATATCGTGTCCGAGTCCGTCGTTCAGTATACAGAACAGATCTGGGTGATCGTTGGGGGGCGTTGGAAGGAGATCTCTCCACCCATGGTGAAGAGTCTCTGCCCCAAGGCCCCATCAACGAGATTACCCCAGATGAGACACCTTGCGGTGATGACGACCGGTTCCTCAAGAGGACCGGCTTCGTCAACAACGCTTAGTTTTGCCAGTTTTCCCCTTTCCACTCCCGAGTGGATGAGGGATCTCAAGAAGGCTTCAACCCTCTTTGTTCTTAACTCTAATTGGGATCTTATAGTCCGAGCCAAGAAGCTCGGACTCCCGATATACTTCCCTAAGGAGTTCGGGGGGATGGGTTTCACCCATCCTTCCCTAAACTCCCTCTCTCACGTACCAACGCTCTTCTTGCGTGGTGCTTCCATCATCCTAAGAGATGATAGAAGCATCGACTTCGTGAAGTCCTTGAGAACCCTGGGTTCTTTCTGGACCTTACCAGTCAACAAGAGTATGGCAGAAGTACAGGCTTACGATCTAACTTCAAGTTGGATCGAGTCGGTCTTTACACCTAATCGCAAAGCGACCACGATGTTGGACTTGACTACTACCTGCTCCCCCGATCAGTTCGCACCGTCTTCCCATGTAGACGTCGAACAGATCGCGGAGATCCTGGGTATCCCCTGCTCCCTTGGAGATTGGGATGCCTATGACTCTGTCAAGGTTGCGTTGAGAGAGATAACTGGTAGTCCATGGTTTCCCATTACGGAAGCCATCGACCATGTGGAACACATGTTCTCTCGGGATCTCATGTTTCTGAACAAACAGAAACCTGAGGTCCCCCAGTTGTCGGAAGTGTCTCGGAGGATCATCAAGTTTTATCAAAAGATAAATCGAGATGATCCCTATAGCTATGACTATCGAAAGCTACGGAAAGAAGATGCCGGAGTACTAATGTCCCGATATCGCTGGAACAGGAATCGTTTCCTGGTCTACGGCGGTATTGAGGCTCTTCGTACCTTGAATTCAAGGTACAAAGATTAGTACTCCTCATCTTCATGTTGGTGCTCACGCACCAGTGCCCGATGCACCCAAGGGGTGTGACCGG